CAAATGCTCCATTCTATCTAGCTTTGATGAAATCTTCGCCAGAAATAGGATCCATTTGAATCCAAGTTCTTTTTGCTCCTTGAGGTAATTTGAAAATTACCTAATTTTCTATTATATCTTTTACTAATAAATAAAAAAAGTAGCGAAAGATTTCTCCATATAATTCGCGATACTTACCGCTGTATTTAGTAGGTAACTCACTAGGTTTTAATCTTATGTGTTTTTTAGTAGGAAATCCATAATAGAGTTCATCAGCTTTTAAAGCGTAGGATGTAGCAAATCTTTTTCCATCTGATCCGTTTAACTCTGTCATACAACTGGTTTGGTTGAAGAAGCACCATAAGAGTGTCTATTCCAAGTTGTGAGAGCATCCAGTATTTCATTTGCTGCATTTTGCGATAAGCTCATAGGCGATCTCGCAGCAGTACATAATCTTTGCCATTGTTGATATTCTACTTGAGCTAATTGGAAAGTAGACTGATCTTTAGTTAATCTAGCTTTCTTATTATCAACAGCATATACACAATAAGCAACGATGGCATTAAGTTCTTTTTCATTTATAAAGGGTAATCCATCTTCATCGACATATTGTCCTTTATAAAGAATATTGACTTCTCTATATGGTTCAGTAAAATATATTCTATCTCCTAGTTCTTTATATTTAACAAATTTGCCAGGAATATATAATTCATTAGGCATCCATTTACCAGCTTCAATGAATTGTTCAATATTATGATTATGAATTCCAGTATAATTTGTAGTAGAACTTGTTTCTTGTGCAGATTCAAAATTAAGTGTAATAGCTTCTATTTCATCCATATTACACGGTTTGCAAATAAACCATCCGCCATCAGGATCTGCTTCTGGAATGGCTTTTAATCGATACATTTTATAATCCTTATTCCCAATTTTATTATATGCTGAAAGAGCATATGTTTCAAATGTATCTTCGTCTAATTGCACTCCGTAAAACTCATCTAACTGAGTGAGTGCTGTATACATCGGCATTTTATTCATAATTAGGCAGGATTCTAAGTGTTAGGAAGAGGTTGAGGAACTAACTGTCTATAATATTTCAACTTCTTCTATATAAGATTTTGTTTTACTTCAGTGGCAATCCAAGTCATATTATCGGCTTCTGTCATATTACAACACGACATCTCTTGAACTTGTCTCGGATCTTTAAATACAGCTATGATAGAAATTCTTTCAAGCAGCGGTGCGTTGAATACATATCCATCATAGTAATTATGTTCATTTGGAGTTGTATCTATATAAACATAAGGTTTCTTTTTACCTCTTATTTTATATTTATGAAATTTGAAATTCGGAGTAGTATAAACTTTAAATCTAATTTGTTTATCTGTAGATCCAATAAATTCAATAGATTCTTCTCCAAAATCATTTACAATTTGCGGAATTTCAAAATGAGCAATAGGAGGAGAGATATTATCATCTTTTTTACAGCATTTATCAAGACTTTCACAATTTAATTGTATGCAGTTTAAGGAATATAAAAGATCTTTATGAGGAATTATATTCTACAGAGAATATTTTTTAATTACAGCTAATCTTTCTTCAACAACTTCATCTTCTAGCTGTTCAATAGACATATTAACAGTAGCTTCATATCCCTAAAGTCCTCCTTGTACGTCATTATAAATCGCACTAGCTAACTTATTGACTATCATATATTTAAAAGAAAAGCGGAGCGGGTTTCCACCCACCCCGCAAATTAAGGTTAAAAATTATTAATTCTAGATTATTCTACAGAACCCATTTCTTCTTTAGAAACTAATTTACCACTTGTAACACCAGGATTATTATCGTCATTACCAGCAGGTGTTACGGTAAAGTTTTGTTTAGCAGAAGTAAATAATGCTTCAAAATCATCAGCTAAAGTGCCACTAGATGCACCAGCTACAGCTTGGTTAACAAAGAATACATGAGATGTTAAAGATTTTTCTCCAACTGATCCAACAACTGTACCGGATACATGATGACGATCTGTAACATATTCTACTAAGAATTGAACATATTCGCCGCCAGGAACTGGTTTGCCACCGTGATCTGCAGCAAATGGGTTGATAGATGCTCCGGTAGGAATACGTAAATCTTTAACAAGATGTTCTACAGTACCTGCACCACAGTCGCCAGCTTTCGAGATAGTTAAAGCTACAGAAAGATCTGTATAATCTTCAAAACCAAGAAGTTGAGCACCAGTTAAAGCGCTGCTACGAGCAGATGGTACAGTAGCTACATTAAATTTATCAACAATAAAACGGATATGGCAATCCATTGCAGTTAATTTAATAGTAGCGCCACTTGTTATATCAGCTTTAAAGAATTTTTCATCTCTTACAGACATATCTTTCTTAATAAGAGCAACAATAGCTGCTGCGTCAGTAGCAGCAACTCCAGAAGATATGATTTCGTAATAGAATGGTTTACGATGACGTAAATAAGCATCTTGAATCGAAGCTCTAACCGTTCCTTCTTCACGAATAGAAATAGCTACTCTTAAAACATCTCCAGAGTTTACTAAAGGTACTGTAAAGGTTGCTTCTTCGCTTTTAGCTTGACGATACTCTGTACGATAAACTTTAGTAATACATTCTGGATCAAATGCAGCAACACCGTCGATAAGGATTCTTTTTACTCCATTTACATTTAAGTATTCAAATCTTTTACCAGAGGCTAACTTACCTTTGTTTGAATTAATAATTGTTTCTGTTGTATATTGAAACATAGTATATAATATATTTTATAAAAAAGTTTAATTATCTGTTTTTTAAGCAACGGTTTGGTTTACTGGAGGATTAGTTTGAATTCTTGGGTTTTGACCATTTTCCATAACTAGTTTTACGATTTCGTTTATGATTTCGTAAACAACGTAATCTGGAAATTCAATAACCGCAGAATTATCAGCTATATCATCCAATATATCTGGATCTATACTAAGATATTCAGGAGCACGTAAATAATCAATATAAACGGCTTTTAATTCATATCTTGGCGATAGTTTACCGCACTTAATCTACATAATTGGTAACACAGAGTTACCGTATCTTTCATGACGAATATTTCCCTATGAATCTCGAACTTCTTTTTTCTTATCATCAGATAAGGTTTGAGAAGTTCCAGATTTATTAGGCTCGTCTATATTTATAATGTAATAATATGGCCTTTTCACCGATGGCTGCATATAAGCATTATTAATTATATGAGACCATTGGCTAGTATCCAATTTATTAGCACCTTGTTGAAATTTTCCTCCCTCTTCACATCGCGTACCAGTTAAATCTTCAAATTCACAAATACAGTTCAGCATGTGAACATAATCTTTAGGGAGTTCGCACCGATAACTTTCTCCGAATATATTTCCAGAAGTTTCTTTTGAAAGACCATTCAAAAAGTCAATTCTTTGAGTCTTTGTTAAAACTCTTAAGTCATCGGTTAATTGTTGCTTTGTCTCGAATAAATTATAGCGTTTGTTAATATATTGCTAAACCGACTTATTAAATAAATAGATAAAATCATCTACTAGTAAAGACGGTGCCTATACTTTATTTAATTCGATCAAGCAATTTTCAAAAGCATTACGTATTGTGATAAGGCGTTAAATTTTATAATTAAATTTAAGATCATGTGGAGAATGACATCTTCCGCTTAATATTTGTCTTACAGACTTATATTTTTTAGCAGCAGATGCAACAGATTCAAATATTTCTTTTTCTCCTGTTGAAATATGAATTACTTCTACTTGTTTTTTAATATTTTGAGTTCCGACTTCAATAGATTTCTCTGGAGTATTTGTTCTCGTCCAATAAAAACCATTACATGATTTTCTACTTTTTATTGCAGAAGATATACTGCATAACGACAATCCTAATTTTTCTTTAGCTTCTTTTACACTATGAAAAGAATCAATATAAGTTCCGTCTATGGAATATCTATTTAACTGTTCTGATGATTTAGTAACCAATAAAGAAATTTTATCTAATTTTTTATCAGTAACAAAATATCCATTTAGTTTATATTGACATTTAACTGATCTTGTAAAATTATTTGTAATATTTCCTATTATTTCTAAAACCTAATCTTTAGAAATTCCATCTCCAATTAAAGTTCCAGAAGTATCATATACATAATATAATTTTTCGGAACATATCTTATATTCAGATATATCTATTATTGGAGATCGGCTCCATAAATAATTATTAGAAGATACTTTAAATTGAATAGAATGATCTATAATTTGTCTACTACATTCCATACTTTTTGATGCTTCTAACGAAGATTTAAAAGACCCGAGTAAAATTCCATCTTTTGAAAAATAATATACAGGTCTTGATGGTTTGCATCCACCCTGTCTTCCGCCAAGTAAAGCATTATATGTCTTCTAGCTATTTATAAAATCGTCATTTACAAGTTCAGCTTCTTTTTCATATGCTTCTTTTTCGGTTTCAAATACATATAATGTTTCTCTTACAAACTAATTTATACCGTATTTACGAAGAGCATAATGTAAAGGAGTTCTAGGATGTTTAATCAGGTAAGTCTATGTATTTGGAGATATTCCGCATCCTATATATCCATCAAAATCATTTGGAGTTTCAGTTTTATGAACTCCTATATAAATCTTATCGTTTATTAAACAAGTAGTTTTATAAACAATATAATACATGATCAAATTTAATTTAGGTTAATAATTTATTCTTCAGATTTAGTTTCTTTTTCTTTCTTTACTGCAGTTTTCTTTTCTAACTCTGGAAAAGTTTCTCGCTTAATTTCTTCGCGCATTGTTTTGTCAACTCTCAAACGATCGGTAGCCAAATCAAGTGTACTTCCGAGTTTGATATCGGCATAATACATACCATCTTGCTTTGTAGAGATAATACCCTTTTCTTTAGCAGTAAGAATGAGTAAACGAATACTTGATTCTTCGGCGCTATAGAACTTGATTAATTTTTCAGGATATTTACGAGCTTGAGTTAATAGATATTCTTCTACATCACTCGGATGTGCATGAGACATATCTTTTTCAAATAACTTACAAATAAGGATTTGATGTTGCAATGTATCATCGAAGATAAGAGCTTCAGCTTTGTGAATGAGTTTAGCGATACTAACTCTAGCTTCTGCAGCTTTACCCGGATGTTCAATGTAAAGTTCAGCTAGTCCATAACGACCTTTTGGATTTTCATAATGATCAATGATAGATTTACCACCATCAATAATATATTCTCCATTCTCGTCACGAGCAGCTCGATCTTTTGCAATCATTTTAGAATGTTTAATTGCTTCCCATTGTGCTTTTTGTGCAGGAACGTTTAAATCAAACGTGGTTCCGTGTTGAACTATAATAGCTTCATTTTCCGGAATAAATACTTCTCCTTTTGAACGAGCTTCTTTATCTTTTTCAGATAAAATCATATCACCGTGAGCATCAACAGGGCGCACACACTTTGCAAATACCCCATTGCTATCAGGGCAAGGAGCGATTTTGTAAACTTGACCAGGAGTTTTATTAAAACTACTTTTAATTACTATTAAATTAGATTCGTCAGTCATATTAATTCTTATTGTCATATTTAAAAGTACCCGGGATTACTCCCGAGTACTTATTTATATCTATGCCGTTATCAGTTCTGGATAAGAACGTATGAACGATAAGGATTTAATGCACCAATACCAGCATAACCCGATACGATGTATTTTTCACCTGCAACAGCAGTAGCAACTTCACCAGATTTAACACCTACACCAGATAAGTGGTTTTCTGTAAATGCTTTATCTTTTAATGTGAATAATTGAACTGGAGCAAGACCAGAAGTTTTGTCAGATGTAAAATCTACTAAGATACCATATCCTTTAGTAGGATATTCGTTGGTTAAAGCACGATCAACACGGAAGATGATTGTGTTACCAGCCCATTCAAATGCGCCATAAGTAGCACCAACTTTGATTCTCTTTTGTTCAAATTGAGAATACATGAATTGTTGATCAACTTTATGTTCATTTAAGAATACAGCGCAAACTCTTTGTAGATCACGGAATAGAGGATCGTTAACAACGAATGTCCAGGTGTTACCTGTAGATTCCTCACATTTTTCCATTAGATCTGTCATAGCTTCTGTAAGTACATTAGTACTTAGTTTAGCATAGTTATACTTAGAAGCGTAACGGTTGATTTGTGCGATAAGACCATCACCAGCGATTAACTCACGGCCTTGACGATCATGTAAAGTACATTTACCGTTTTCATCCATAGTAGTTTTTTGCCACATAAGCGAATTGTTACGAGCTTCATAGAAGTTGTCAAGTAATACTTTCTTCATACCTGGCATCTTGAATAGATAGTTCTTATTTCCGCCTACGTCTTCTTTGGTAACTTTTACGAAAGCGTCTTCCATTGCTAAATAACGAGCAGAAGCGTCGATATCGCAACGTAATTCACCGATCCAGCCACGCATTTTTTCGTAGTTAGAAGTATATTTGGTGAAACCAATTTCGTGTAATTCAGGTTGGATGTTACCAATCCAACGAGTTAACATACCTGCTTGGCAGAAATCAGTGTCTAATTCAGCGCTATAATCAGCGTCCACTAAACGAACTGAGTACTCCCAGAAATCATCAGCTTTACGGATAGGACCATCAATTACAATACATAATTGATGAGAACCGTCGATCATGAAAGTATCATTTACTTCATAATATCTTTCAGGGAATGCCATTGGGATTTCAACACCATGTGCGTGAGCAAAAGCTGCTGGTACTGAACATGCGAATGGGATACGTTTAATTTGATTAACCTCTACTTCCCCACAAATCAATATTTTTCAATATTGGTAGACTATATCATTAACTTATCTTTAATAAGTTAACACCCATTTCAAATAGCATGAAAATAATAATTTTTCCACTTTTTTCCTATTGTGATATAAGCTCTACTTATTCCTGTTTTTTCACAACATTCTTTAATTGAATTAAATTCAGCAATTAAGTTATCATTTTCGTCAAATTGCCCAATTTTAACTTTTTTACTTTTTAAAGAAATAATGTGATCCATTTTTTCAAGTCCCCATCTAAATCCGTTCACGCATTCTTTTTTATTTTTTATACAGGATGTGATATTAGAGAATTTATTTTCTTTTTCGGCTTCTTCTTGAGTATTATAAGCTTTCAGAAAATTTCCTTCTTTGTCGTATTTATAAACGGGTCTTGTCTTAAGATATTCAGTTTTTGCATCAGCATAATAATCTTTTTTAATAAAAGAAAATTGATATTTATCAACTCTATATCCTAATTTTGCTGATCTGGAAACATTAATAAGAAAGGTATTTGTATCTTCTGCAGCAGAAGATAAACTATCATATTCTTTATCAAATTTTCCACTATTTATCAAATATCTATAGACTTTAATTGGATTAACTTTATTATAAACATCTGTATTTAATTTTTCTACTTTATCTGTTGACCAATAATAATCTCCGCATTTAGTTTTAAACATAATTGCTTTAGATATTCCTTGAAATGACTTATTAATACTATTTGCTGCAGATGTCATTGATTCAAATTCAGAAATATAATTTCCATTTAAATCATATTGATAACACTTTATAGATTTAGCTAAATCATAAGATCCTCCAAGGATCATATTATACACATCTGGCCTAGATAAAAATTCTTCGTTTACAATTAAGCTTTCTAATAAAAGTGCTTCGGATTCAGTATCAAATACTGCGATGTTTTCTCTTTTAAAGTTTTTTATACCGTAAGTATTCACTGCGATTTGAAAATTAGTTTTAGAATACTTATAAGTATCAGGTTTGTTAATATAAACTCCGTTCCCCAAATATCCATCAAATATATCTGGATCTTTAGTTTTATGTATTCCTACATAAATATAAGAGTTTACTAAATTAGTAGTTTTATATACAATATATTTCATGCTTTTTACGCCTTACGGCTAGTCGTTGAACATTCATTAAAAATCTATAATCTGCGAATTACCGCTTGATTTTATTAGTAATGCTTTGCTGCTGATTACCCGCGATTGTACGTTAGGGCTTCCAGCAATTAAAGTGTTTTTCTTATATCATCACTGATATAAGGAACAGGATAACATCTATTCAAACATTAGAGAGTTAAGTTTTTGAAATTTAGACTCAGGCTTACTACCGTTATACATTACATTACCGAAACCTTCAGTAAAGTAAGAAGCTGTATGTTTTTCGTAAAGTTTGGCAGCAACTCCCAAGTTCTCGGCGTGAGCCACTTTGTTATCCTAAAAGTTTTTTATCTTTTAGTTCTTACAATTTCTTGTAAGGTCGGCGTACATCTTCATCTTATAAAGATGCCGGACACTCGTGGGCCTGTTATATTTATTCAAGGCCTACGCTCTACAGTGATTTTTAGCCTTGCGTGATCTAAAAATTTACCTCGGTATTACCATATCCTTCGACTTAGGTTCCACCGATTTTGCCCGGTTTGCAAATAATCATTACTGATTATTGGAGCGCAAATTCACCCAGGAATGTATACCAATCTTTAGCAGTACGGGTATGAGCCATTTCAGGTCTTACTGTAATAAAATTCGCAATAACTGCCATAAGATTAATATTTTAAAATTGTTAAACTGTAAATTTAAATGCGTCCGTAGACTGTTTAGTAGCAGGACGTTTCAAAACACGCGGATTGTTTTCCTTACTCCGCTTTGCAATTTCTTTCTTAAAATGATCTACAGTAGCGTCATAAACCTCTTCTCCGTGTTGTAAATACCAAGCCATCTTCAAAACAGATGCTGGATCATCTAATGCTTTAGAGAGTCCGGTTCTACCTGCCGCATCTTTATTTAAGACAAAATCAAGTAATTCTTGTTTGTCATTTTCATCTAGGTCCATACCGTGTATATAATTGATATCACCAGCAGCGCTTTTATAAGCACTTACAAAAGCTTGTTCTGCTGCCTGGTTTCTTGTTTGCTCTTCTTGCTCATATAGCTTTGATTGAGCTTCAGCTTCACTTTTGTATGAGGCTCTTAACAAATCTACGCGCTTTTTATAAGCTTCTTCGTCGGCCTTTAATCTATCTATCTCTGCATCAATTTCTTCATCGCTCATCTAATCTCCAAAACGTTGAATGAAATCGTACGCTATTATCTCATCATCTGAATATTCATCAAACTCAGTTACTGGAGTTTGACTTGCTAAGTATTCTTGCACTCCTTGCTCTCTTTGCCATTTAGCAAAATCGTCAAGGGTCATGTTATTTGTTCTTAAATAATTTAATACTTTTAATTCTTCGTCACTAGGTAAAACCGGTTCTTCTTGATCGTTTAATAAGTCAAACTTTTCTTGATCGGTTAAATCATCAAAGTTGATTTCTTCAAGTTCACCATCTTCGTTAGTAACTTGAATTTTTCTGTCTTTAAATCCTCTCGCTTCTAATAAACGAGAAACATAGTCTCCCTCACCTTGATTATTATTATCGTCTACTGTATTCAAATCATCATCTTCGAATATAGTACCCTCATCATCAGGATTTGGGTCTTGAATTTGGTTTAATTCTTCGTTTTCAAATTGAAATAGATCGTCTTCCATAAATTATAATTTCATTAATTCTTATTATCATCTACGCATTACTGCATTTACAATATTATTTTTATATATTAATATAAAAAAGAATGTAATAGATTTGTGGATCTACCACATTCACTTTCTATTCTTTTAATTATTTTCAGTAAAACTTTTAGTAATTTTTCTAATTTTTACGCAAGCTATATCTAAATCATATTTACTCCATGAAAGTTCTTTAAATCCCCTTTTCTTCTTTCCTTTCGGGATCCATCCGTTTCTAATATATGTATCGAATGTTGATCTTGATAAATTTAAATATGAGCACGCTTCTTCTTTGCTTAATTCTCTACTTTGATTAAAAGAATTTAATACATCTATTACTTTTAGCTATTCTTCTTCTGAACATTGGTAAGATCCATTATCAATATCATCAGCAGTCTAATGCAAAATTTTGGAAATTATTTTTGTTAACATTCGTACTTACATTTATCAGGAAACTAACAACTAAGATATTTTTCTATACCTAAAGGAATAGCACAATCGTGTATTGAAAAACATTCAGAGTTCTATAATTTTATATCTAACTACGATCTAGATTTAACTTTTACATCATGATATTTTTGATAAGGAAATCCTTCTTTTATAAGTAGATTCCCCATGAGACAATTCATTTCAACTCCATGTTCAAGTGTTTTACCTTTTTCGAATAATTCTTTATATTTATTGTAAATATTTACATCCCAATGAGTATTACAATGCGGGTTTGTCTAAAAAGTAGTCAAATTATTTTCTTCTAAAAACTATTTAGTCTCCGCAAGAGATTTTCTATATTCATTTTTATAATTTCCTTTAATTATTTCATTTTTATAATAAACAGGCACTTCATTAAAATCTGTTTCTTTTATATAAAAATGATCATCAGAACTTATAAGAAAATGATCTGGTAATAGTCCACTATTCATTGCAGTTATTACCTTATTCAAAATTCTAGTATGTTTCGCTTCTCCAATATCTTCGCAAGGAATATGAATTACATTATTATTTAGAAAATCAGGTTTATTTCCAGCAATAAATATCCTCCCAACATTTTTACCATATCTTTCTATACTCCTCAATGAATATTTCAATTCATTATTATTCCATTTACTACCATTACCTACTATATACAAAATATCCATATTAGTTCATTTTACTCCATGTTTCTAATGTTTTTCTATCTGTGTGTCCTAATTCTCGATGAAAATCATTTCTTACAACTCCAATTACTTGTGTTCGAGAATCTACGAATAATCTTTCAAATTTAAATCTATTTTTATTAGGATTTATTGTAGGATGATCTTGCATAGCCTACCAATTTACAACAAATCCATTATACCACGTTGTTTTATCGCTACCTGTAAAAGGGCAAGATACAACAGCATAAGGTCTATCTACTAAATCAAAGTATGTTTGCCAATGTTTAGTAAATTCGTGTTTCCAAATCTATCTAACTTGCTAAGAAAATTCAGATCTATTATATGCTCCTTTTGTGTGTAAATATAAACAAGGTCTGTGTTCTTTAATACACAAATCCTGTAAATATCTTAATGCCGGCTATTCAAATTTAGATCCGTCATGATATACTTTATGAACTTCATAAATAGGATTTAACCAGTCAAGCATTTCTTCTGCTATTTTTAAGCCTCTTTCATTATTTACTATCCCAATTACACACAATGGTTTCATAAACTAATTTTCTTTTTATAAAATCCATAAATTAAAAAAATTATAAAAGTGGTAATCACAGCTGTACCCACAATATCAGTAAAACAGAATTCAAACATGGTTTCTGATACGCAAGAAAATACAATTAAGCTCCTGTGATAATTACAATAGTTTAATGCTTTACTTATGATAAGCAATGTAAGTAGTATGACCATAGGTGTATGCATCACGGGGATGTTCAGGGCTAATATATAAGTTAACCACCC